ATGAGGCAGACTATATGAATGCCGATTCGGTTCAACCTGCTCTACGTTCACTCATCGAAGAGTTCAGTAATAACTGCCGTTTCATCTTTACATGTAACTTTAAACATCGTATCATTGAACCACTCCATAGTCGTTGTGCTGTTGTGGACTTTAAGATCGATAACGCAGATAAACCTAAGATCGCTGCTACGTTCTTCAAACGTGCAACTGAAATCCTCAAAGCAGAGGGTGTCGAGTTTGATCAGAAGGTTGTTGCTGAGTTAGTGACCAAACACTTCCCTGACTATCGTCGTATCCTTGGCGAGCTTCAACGTTATTCTGTGTCAGGTAAAATTGACTCTGGTATTCTTTTAAACCTAAGTGACGAAACCTTCCGTGAGTTGGTTGAGTATCTCAAAGGTAAGAAGTATCCAGAAGTTCGTAAGTGGGTCGGTAAGAATGCAGACTTGGGTACTGCTCATATCTTCCGTGAGATGTATGATAAATCCACTGACGTAATCGATCAGAGTTCTATCCCTCAGATGGTTGTAACTCTTGCAGACTATCAATATAAAGCTGCATTCGTTGCTGACCAAGAACTAAATATCATGGCTGCTCTGACAGAGATCATGGTGCAATGTAAGTTCAAGTGAGGACGATATGGATTTTTCAGATTTTATTGGTTACTTTTTAGTTTTCATTCTTGGACTTGCAGTCGGCTGGATTCAGCGTGAACGTGTAGCTATGAATCGAGTAGAGACTCTACTTAGACATTTTGACGATATCCCACATGGCGAAGAAGTTGACGATGAACGAGATGATTACATTAGACTTAATGTTGAGAAACATAATGGTGTAATTTTTCTTTATAATGCTGAGACCCAAGAGTTTGTTGGACAAGGTAGTACCAAAGAAGAAATTAAAACTGCATTAAAACGTAAGTATCCAGAGGGCAGGTTTGCCGTAGAACAAGAAGGCATTGTTCATCTTGAAAGTTTATCATGAGAAGCCCATTTGAATACATAAAAGCTGTCACAGAAACAAAGGAGAATTTATTCAACAGTGACCCTTTGGCGACCAAGGAATATAATGCCTTTATCGTCAACAGAGGTCTTTCATACTACATGGATACAGTGATGTATGCCAATGAGATGAACCGTCTTCACCACATTCCAAAAGAATGGCAATTTCAGTTTTTGCTAAATAGTATTAGTCGGAAAAAGCGTTGGTCCAAGTGGAACGAAAAAGCCACTAAAGACAAACAGCTTACTCTGGTAAAGGAATACTTCGGCTATTCCAATGAAAAGGCGAAAGTTGCTATGTCTATTCTTAGCGATGAACAACTGAAACAAATAGAAGAAAAACTATATAAAGGTGGAAGACGATGACTGTTGAAATGATTTATTACGACTGGACTCCAGAGTCTATGTTGGAAGTGCTCTTACCAGAGCCAGATAATTTTCTAAAGGTTAGAGAAACTCTAACACGTATTGGTATCGCATCCCGCAAGGATAAGAAGCTATATCAATCATGCCATATCCTACACAAACAGGGGCGATACTTTATTGTCCACTTCAAAGAACTGTTTGCGTTAGATGGCAAAGAATCCAATATTACCGCAAACGATGTAGAACGTCGTAACACTATTGCTGGTCTTTTGCAAGATTGGGGATTGTTAAAGATCCTTCATAACGAACGAGCAGACCAAAAAGCATCCTTGTCCCAAATTAAAGTTGTTTCTCATAAAGAGAAAAACGAATGGGAGTTGGTGCCTAAATATAATATTGGTAAGAAGAAGTAATGAAAATCATTATATATAAATAATGATATCATTTAGAGGTTACCGCAAGTCGTTTTGCTAAGTAGTCAACTACCGCCTTGGTAGTGTTAACAGGAGACGATTATGTGGACTAAACCAGAAGCGACTGATATGCGTTTTGGATTTGAGATTACGATGTATATCGCAAATCGATAAGTCCCACTCGGGATGGGAAATAGGTCTCCCCTACCTTAGGAGCGTACTAAAACGGACAGACGATACTGTCGCTGGAGGAACGTAACCAGTACTTTACCGATACGCCTTCGGGGTATCATTTTTAAACTCGCTTAATAGGAGAATATGAAATGACTAAGTTCATTCCAGATAATATGTTGCACCCACAGTTCAAAGACTTCGACAAATTCTTTGTTGGATTCGATGATCAATTGAATCGCATGGCAAAGTTCCATGACGACTTCACCAAAAATATCCCCAACTATCCACCTTACAACATCAAGAAGACTGACGAGAACAAGTACGTCATCGAGATGGCTGTTGCTGGCTTTGCGAAGCATGAGATTGAGATCGAGTTTGCACAAGACAAACTGATTGTCAAAGGTAATGCAACCGAAGACCAAGAAGCTAAGGAATGGTTGTATCAGGGTATCGCTGCTCGCAATTTCACTCGCACGTTTGCATTGAACGACCATGTCGAAATCAATGGTGCTGAGTTAATGAATGGTATGTTGAAGATTGCACTCGAGCGCATCATCCCAGAATCTAAGAAACCAAAGAAAATTGATATCACTGATAATGGTTCTAAGGTGTCTAAGAAGCAAATGCTAACAGAGGAAGACTATGACAAAGCTGCTGAATCACTTTAAGAATGTCGTCCTTGGTATTGCTGAGGGTATCCAAGCATTCAAAGATTATAAGATAGGTAAAGTGAAATGAATAATTGGATCCCAATGACAGATGATGATGTCGATTGGTTAAACGGTAAACAACCCTTACCTATACCAACGAAATAAAAATAGGGGGAAGCGATTCCCCCTTCATCAATTTACTAAATAGATTGATGAAAGCAAATATCTTCAAACGTATGGTAACCTTCCAGTTAATTCGCAGAGGAAACTGGTTGATGAAGATATCTGTCCTAAACGATAAGAATGTGATGGTAGTTGCAAAGCACTATTTTAATTCTGACGTTGTTATCCGCTACTTCGCAAATTTCGAGGTAGCATCAAATTGGGTTGAGTGGCTTGTTGAACAGGAGAATATATGAGCACAGTAAGAACATTTAGATTGATCAACGGTGATGTATTGATTGCTGAGACCGATGATAATAGACCAGAAGATGATACTTCTATCTACGTAACAAATCCAGCTATCATCTTTTTAAAGAATACTAGCGATGGTAAGACTGATGGTGTGATGGCACCATATATGCCTTTCGCAGAAGATGGACGTGTTAGCGTTTTCAAACATGCACTTGCAAGCGAGTGCACACCAGCTGACAAACTTATCCAAGAATACAAACGTCTCTTTGGTTTAGGTTTGGAAATCCTTACAAAGGAACAAGTTGCTGCAACATTGCAAGCATCAAAGGCAGCTTCCAGCATTATCCAATAAAGATTAGTTGCTTTTTACGGTCGCCTCAGGTATAATAATCTGAGGCGATTTTCTTTTTGGGGAATACTATGTATATGTTTGATGTTGAGACTCTCGGTGTAGAGTCTACTTCGGTTATCTTGTCGGCTGCACTTCTCTACTACAACGAAGGTGACGACTATGATACTATGATTAAGAATTCTCTTTTCGTCAAGTTCAATGTAGAAGAACAGCGTACTTTGTACAAACGTACAATGATGAAAGAGACAATGGAATGGTGGGCTAAGCAACATGAACATGTCCGCAAGATTAGTTTTCATCCAACAAAATATGATTCCTCTGCCGAAGAAGGGATCGCACTAATTCGTGATTATGTTAAGAAGCATGGCAATGCTCAAGTCTTTGCTCGTGGTTCTCTTGATCAAATGGTTATTGACAGTCTTACACGTCAACTTGACCAAGAACTAATTTTCCCGTATAATAACTGGCGAGACGTTCGCACTGCAGTTGATTTGTTGTGTGCTACATCAAAGGATGGTTACTGCGAAGTCAAACACCCAACCTTCCAGCGCCACAATGTTATTAAGCATGATCCCGTGCATGACTGTGCGTACGATGCGATGATGCTACTTTATGGAGTTTAAATGGATTTTTATACACACGTCTACTGCTACGGCAATAACCTTCTTATTCGTGGTTACGAGAACGGTGAAGCTGTAAAGTTTAAGGAAGACTTTCAGCCTACACTTTATGCTACCTTTGGGCAATCAACCAAAGAGACTCCATGGAGGACACTAGAGGGAACTCCTGTCTATGAAGTTCATCCAGGTTCTATCCGTGATGCACGTGACTTCATGGGTAAGTATAAAGACATAGATAACATCGCTATCTACGGTAACACTAACTGGCAGTATCAATACATCAGCGACACTTTCCGTAATGAAATCCGTTGGGATAAAGAGCAGATGACAATCTATACGATTGACATTGAAACCTCAACTGAAGAAGGGTTTCCTGATATTCTGAAAGCTGACGAAGCTATTCTGCTGATTACGATTCAAGATAACGTCACAAAACAAATTACAACTTTCGCAAGCCAACCTTCCTATAAAGTTGCATCTCATGTCAAATACGTTGAGTGTGGCACTGAGGAAGAGTTGCTGCGTAAGTTCATTTCATTCTGGCGTAGTAAGTATCCTGACGTTGTGACTGGTTGGAACACTGAGTTGTTTGATATTCCATACCTTGTCCGTCGTATTAACAATGTGTTGG